ATATACTTCGTATAATTTATATAATACAACTTCTCGTCCAACAAATGCTTTTAATTCAGTAAATTTTGCTGCAATACCAAAAGCACCTGAATTTAGAAAAGCAATTATTCCTCAGAACGATGTATTTGTAGAAATGGACTTTGATGGATATCATTTAAGACTATTATGCGAACAAATAGGTTATGAATTAACAGATGAATCCGCACACGTTCAATTGGCTAGACTGTACTTCGGTAAAGATGAAATAGCTGAAGATGAATATGCGAAAGCAAAACAAATTAACTTCCATGCCATTTACGGAAAGATTCCACCTGAGTATGCTTTCTTAGAAATCTTCGATAAGATTCAGAATTATATAAACGGTCTTTGGAAGCAATTTAAAGAACAAGGATATGTAGAAGATCCAATATCAGGAAAAAGATTTACACAAGATCTTCCAGAGATGCATCCGCAGAAGCTTATGAACTATATGATGCAGAGCTTGGAAACCTCAAGAAATATTCTTATATTAAAAGATGTGCTTATGTTTCTTCAAGATAAGAAGAGCAGTTTAGCACTCTATACTTATGATGCTTTTGTATTTGACTTTGATAAATCAGACAGCAAGGAAACACTAGAATCTTTAGAAAAAATAATGAACCAGGGAGGAAAATACCCTATAAAGTTCAAATACAGTAGTAACTTAGTTTTATAAAATAAAAACCTATTTATAAATGATACAAAATAATGTAGCGCCAACAATATTCGATTATGACATCGAGTATAATTTTAATGCAGCCGACATGAGCAATAAGTTATTTTGTACTTTTTCTTCTGAACAACAACTAGAAGGTATATTAAGTACAATACAGACCAAATACAAGATCATTTATAACAAAATTTTCGTTCTTTATTCAAAGAGCCAAGATGAATATATCTGTACATATAATGTAGAATTTGGAAACGTTTCTAATTTCTTAGAAAATACTATCTTAGTACATAGAAAAAAAGAATCAAACACCCTATACACAATCAATTCACTAAATCGTCTAATAGAGTCTTTAAACGGAGGAGTATTAGATACAAGCTTTAAAGTAGATTGGAATGACTATCAAAACTGCATACTATTAACAAAAGGTGCAGAACTAAAAAGAGTCAACACAAAATTATTTAGAATTATAGAACTATAGTTGGAATATCCAATTATATTTCTTATATTATATAGATAAAAGTTTTAATTAAAAATCAGTTACATTATGGACATTAATGCTATCAAAGCTAAACTGGCCGCTTTAAACAGCACCGGAAATCAAGACCGTGAAAAAGTAGACTTCGACAAAATCTATTGGAGACCTGCAAACGGAAAATCAACAATTAGAATCGTTCCTTCAGCTTTTAATGCTGCAGATCCTTTCACAGAATTGAAACTGCACTACAACATTGGGAAGTTCCCTATGATGTCATTGTCGAATTACGGCAAACAAGATCCAATCGAAGAATTTGTAAAAGAGTTAAGAAAGACTTCTGATAAAGACAACTGGTCATTATCTGGAAAGTTATCTCCTAAGTCAAGATTTTTTGCTCCTGTTATTGTAAGAGGTGAAGAAGAAAAAGGAGTTCGTCTTTGGTCATTCGGAGTAAACATCTACAAAGCATTACTTGCTTTAGCAGAAGATGAAGACATTGGAGATTTTACAGACGTAATGAGCGGATGGGATATGGTTGTAGAAAATACACCAGCAGCAGGACCAGGTCAATTCCCAACAACTACAGTTCGTATTAAACCTAAACAAACAACATTGTCAGATGATAATACTAAAGTTGACTTGTGGTTAAAAGAACAACCAAATGCTTTAGAAGTACAAACTCAGTACGACTACGAATACATCAAGAAAAAATTACAAGAGTACCTTAACCCAGGAGAAGAAGTTGCTACACCAGCAAACATTCCAGCAGAATCAATTGCACCAGCAACTCCGGTTGCAGTAGTGGCAGAAGAAACTGATCTATCAGCAACTTTAGGAAATCATAAAACAGATTTCACTTTAGAGACTGCAGTAGAGGGTAACAAAAGTACAGTAAATAAATTTGACGAATTATTTAACTAATAATGGCAGTTAAAAAAACAGCCCCTAAAACCGCTAGCGAGATAATCAAAGGCGGTTTCAGTCTTGATAACTTTAAGAAAAACAAAGGATTTAGTAATTCTTCTGTAAAATTTAAAGAACAAGACTGGATTAAAGTCTCAGATGCTTTTACTGAAGTAACATCTCTCAAAGGAATTCCTATGGGACATATTACTCTCTTAAGAGGACATTCTGATACAGGTAAAACTACTCTATTACTAGAAGCAGCCGTTGAAGCACAAAAGCAACAGATACTTCCAGTATTCATTATTACTGAGATGAAATGGTCATGGCCTCATGCTCAAATGATGGGTCTTCAAGTTGAAGAAGTAGTTGATCAAGAGACAGGAGAAATAACTGACTACAAAGGATTTTTCTTATACGCAGATAGAGGAACTCTAAACACGATAGAAGACGTAGCAGTTTACATATTAGACTTAATCGATGAACAGAAGAAAGGAAATCTTCCTTATGATCTACTATTCTTATGGGATTCAGTTGGATCAGTTCCAAGTGATTTATCAGTAAGGTCGAATAAGAATAATAATGAATGGAATGCCGGAGCAATGTCTACTCAATTTGGAAATAACGTAAATCAAAAGATTATGTTATCAAGAAAAGAAGCAAGTAAGTATACAAATACTCTAGTAGCAATTAACAAAGTCTGGACTGCAAAACCTGAACATCCAATGGGTCAACCTCGATTGGAGAATAAAGGAGGAAAGACAATGTGGTATGACGCAACAGTCATCATTACATTTGGAAACATTACCAACTCAGGTACTTCTAAAATTAAAGCTGTAAACAAAGGAAAGGAATATGAATTTGCTAAAAGAACAAAAGTTCAGATAGAGAAGAATCATATCGATGGAGTACAGTCAAGAGGAGCTATCATTATGACAAGTCATGGATTTATTGCAGACGATAAGAAAGCAATTGATGCATATAAAGACGCACATAAAGGATCTTGGGCTAATACTTTAGGGTCAACAGACTTTACAGTAACAATAGAAGCCGAAGTAGGAGAAGATGTAAGAACCGATATGGAAATGCTCGATGAGTAATTATTTAGACATCCTAAATAAAATCGAAAAAAAACCAGACAGGAAACTAAACGACCATGTTTTGATTGTAGATAGTATGAATACCTTTATAAGGTCTTTTGCAATGCTACAGTCTATGAATCCACAAGGCCATCACACTGGTGGTCTTGTTGGTTTTTTAAGGTCACTGGGTTTTCTAAATAGAACAATTGACCCTACTAGAATCATTTGCGTATTTGACGGACAAGCTTCCTCTTCAAGTAGAAAGAGTATTGATCCTGAATACAAAGCAAATAGAAATATTAAGAGGATTACCAATTGGGAAATATTCGATGATAAAGATGATGAATTCCAGAGCATGACAATGCAAATGGGACGATTGGTTGAGTACCTACAATGTTTACCTCTTACTCTAATCTCTATTGATAAGATAGAAGCAGATGATACTATATCCTATCTAGCTCAGAAATTTGGAGCTAATGGTAAAAAGGTAACAATTGTTTCTTCTGATAAAGATTTTTTACAGATAGTGGACGAAAATATAGAAGTTTATTCCCCTATTAAGAAAAAAACCTATGGAAAAAAAGAGGTACAGGAAGAAGTAGGAGTACTTCCTGCGAATTATTTAATCATGAAAGCACTTCTAGGAGATAACTCAGACAACCTGACAGGTATAAAAGGGTTAGGACCTAAGACATTACTAAAAGAATTTCCAGGACTAGTAAAGCATCCTTTATTTGAATTAAAAGATATTCATAAAATTTGTACAGAAAAATTACAGACTAAGAAAATATTTGCACAAATACTGTATGATTGGAATAAAGTAAAAACTAACTATGAATTAATGAATCTTTTAGAGCCAAGGTTGGGAGATTACGAAATAGTTCATATATTAGATAAGATAAGAGAGCCAATACCTGCTCTACAGGTTGTTACTTTTTTAAACATGTTAGAGGCGGATCAAATCGAAGCTCTAAACAAAAACGTTGAAGGATGGCTTGAAATATTTAGACCGCTTTCAACATATAAAAAATAAGTTATAATAAAATAAGTTACATGACATCATTAGCAAAATTATCTTCTTACGGAAAAGGGTTCCAATTAAAAGTATTGGGAGCATTATTAACAGACAAAAAATTCTTGCTTAACACAAGAGATTTATTACGACCAGATTATTTTGATTCAGATGCTCACAAATGGATTCTAGAAACTACTATTAAGTATTATGATAAGTATCATACTACAATTTCTTTAGAGGCATTAAAAATCGAATTACAGAAAGTAGAGAATGATATTCTACAAGTAGCAGTTAAATCAGAATTGAGAAATTGTTATGAAGCAACTCAGGAAGATTTAGCATACGTTGTAGAAGAATTTACTACCTTTGCCAAGAACCAAGAACTTAAAGCAGCATTATTAAACTCAGCAGATCTTTTAAACCAAGGAGACTTTGATGGAATCAGAGGATTGATTGAAAGAGCTATGAGAGCTGGTATGGATAAGAATATGGGTCATGAGTATAATAAGGATGTAGAGAGCCGTTATAGAGAGAACTACAGACCAACTATTCCAACACCTTGGCCGATTATGAATGAGACTATTGGAGGAGGATTCGGACCTGGAGATTTAATTATTATGTTTGGTAACCCTGGAGGAGGAAAGTCTTGGACGATGGTTGCAGCAGCAGCACATGCAGTACTAATGGGTTATAATGTAAATTACTATACTTTAGAACTTGGAGAGGATTATGTAGGTAAACGCTTTGACTGCTACTTTACAGGTTACGGAATTGAAGAAGTAAATAAGCATAGAGGAGAAGTAGAAAAAATTGTAGGTAAGTTAAAAGGAAAACTTATCGTAAAGGAATATCCACCAAAAGGAGCTTCAATTAATACAATTAAATCTCATATTCAGAAATGTATGGATATGGATCACAAACCAGATATGATTGTTATTGACTATGTCGATTATTTAAAAGCACCTTCGAAATCTCGTTTCACAGAGAGAAAAGATGAAATAGATGACGTATTCATTGCAACGAAAGGATTAGCTAAGGAACTTCAAATACCTATTCTAACACCATCTCAAGTTAATAGAATGGGTGCTAAGGATTCTGTTATTGAAGGAGACAAAGCAGCAGGTTCTTACGACAAGATGATGGTAGCAGATGTTTGTTTATCTCTATCGAGAATGAAAGAAGATAAAGTTTTAGGAACAGGAAGAATTCACGTAATGAAGAACAGATATGGAATGGACGGTATGACTTGGGATGCTAAAGTTGATACAAATAATGGACATATTGAGATCTTAGGGCACATGTTAATCGACGAATCAGGTGACAAACCAAGAGGGAGTTACAAAGATATTGCCAATAAGTTCTTCGAATTAGAATCTCAAGTTCCAGGATAAAAGCCTATTTATTTCTACAGCCATAATCTATAACAAATATTAAAAAAAGCCGATATGAGTCTAAAAGACGAACGCATAGTTTATAAACCATTTGAATACCCACAAGCACACGATTACTGGCTTAAAGCGCACCAAGCGCACTGGTTACATACAGAAGTTCCAATGTCACAAGACGTAACAGATTGGAATTCAAACCTTAAACCGCACGAAAAAAACCTTATAGGAGGAATCCTAAAAGGCTTTGCTCAAACAGAAACAGTTGTAAATGATTACTGGACATCTTTAGTAACAAAATGGTTTAGAAAACCAGAAGTTATTATGATGGCAGTTACTTTTGGAGCTTTCGAAACAATCCATGCTGAAGCATATGCTTTACTAAACGAACAATTAGGATTAGATAATTTTGCAGAATTCTTAGAAGACGAATCAACTGCAGCTAAAATTCAATCTTTAATGGATGTTAGAGATGGAAATGCAGGAGAAACAGATTGGCATGAAGCAGCTAGATCTCTAGCAATATTCTCAGCATTTACTGAAGGAGTAAATTTATTCTCTTCTTTTGCAGTATTGTTATCATTTAAAATGAGAAACAAGCTAAAAGGAGTAGGGCAGATAGTTGAATGGTCTGTAAGAGATGAATCACTTAACTCAGAAGCAGGATGTTGGTTATTCAGAACTTTAATGGAAGAATATCCAGAATTAAAAACAGAAAGACTTATCAACGATATTAGAGAAGCGGCAACGCTTGCTTTAGAATTAGAATTCAATTTTATTGATAAAGTATTTGAAATGGGAGATTTAGAAAACTTATCTAAAAACGAACTAAAAAACTTTATTAAACACAGAGTAAATACTAAGATGGGAGATTTAGGATTAAAACCATTAATACCTTCAGATCAAATCGATAAAGGAGCTTTAAAACAAATGTTATGGTTTGATGCTGTAGTAGCAGGAAAACAGCATACAGATTTTTTCGCATCAAGAGTAACAAATTATGCTAAAGGGCATATGGATTGGGACAACGCATTTTAATTTAATTTTATGGGAGTAGATTACAGTACCTGGAAACCAGGTGTAGATTATCCGGAATGGATGAATGAAGTATCTTTGGCTACAATTTCAAATGGTTA